AAACCCCCCCGCTCCCAGAATTACATGAAGTTGAATGAAGCTTTAGATTTAATTTTCGATAAAATACATATTATTGGAAAGTACATGAGGTAATATGCCAAATGTTGTTGGTACAGAGACAGTAGACACTTCAAGTACAGATGGAAATTGTCTGTATTCTGCAAAAGCACTTGGAGGGGAACCTACGATATCCTCTAATGTACTTTTTGAGGGGGAAGAAGTTGAGTATTATCAGTCAACCGATATTCCAGAATCTGTCGATGGTGTAAAGATTAATCCTCTCATTCCAGCACCATGTCAACCAGGCAATCGAAGAATCAATCCGACTGTTAACACGACAGTGTTCATTAATGGAAATCTTTTCGCAGTTAGTGGTGATCAAGCTTCGTTAATTACGGGAGCGACTACACCAAGACCCTTGACAGGTCCATACAAATATCCTACAATTATCATAGGTTAATCCGAGGTATAAATTATGGCGATCAAAGCATCTTCAAAGACTACTGGGTATGTCGAAGGCACACCCAAAAAAACTCGCCAAGGGCGCTCACAAAATACGCATTTGGGAGCATCTTCGCGGAATGGTCGCAAGAAGCGTTATCGTGGTCAGGGGAAGGGTTGAGGACCTTATCTCCGAAAACTCCGAGAGATAAATACGAGTAGGGATAGCAACCCCGTTAAAAGTTCTAGCAAAACTTTCTACGAGGCATTTATGGGACTATTTCCAGTTGATAAAAGTGAAAATTTTATAGACGAAGGAAAAACTCTAATTACTGAAACCGATAGCGACAAGTATCTAGATATTGTTGCTAAGCGCAATATTAACAAAAGAAAAGAAGAACTATATGATATTCCCGACGATCGCATGAGTCGTCCTTGTGGTGGTGCTGGCGGATTCGATGATTTTGTAGAGAGATGGCATACTTGAAGCTCACTAAATAAGTAGTAAATTACTGTTTGGTTTGTGGCGAAGACGCTAACTCAAAATTTCAAAGATCTTAATCTTGGATTTAAGAAGCACCCCGTAACTGACGATTTGATGGTTACGAAGGATGAAGCTGCAATTAAACAAGCAATTGTAAGTTTGTTATTAACAGAAAGAGGCGAAAGACTATTTCAACCCGAATTGGGTGGTGGTCTTCGCCGTTTTTTGTTTGAACCTTTAGATTATGGAACTGCTGCATTGATTCAATCTGCAATTCGTGATGTTTTACAAAGATATGAACCACGCATTCGTATTGAATCGTTAAATGCATTTCCAAATCAAGATGAAGATGGATTTGATATTGAACTCACATTTAATATTATTGGTACAGAATTTGCACCAATTCAAGTAGAATTCTTCCTGACTCGCACACGATAATGCCATACACACAGCTCAACAATTTAGACTTTAATGACATTAAAGTTGCTCTGAAGGAATACCTGAGATCAGAGACAGATTTTACTGACTATGATTTTGAGGGATCAACTTTAAGTCAGTTATTGGATGTATTGGCATACAATACTTATTACACCGCCTTCAATGCAAATATGGTGGTAAATGAGTTATTTCTTGATTCTGCCACCTTAAGAGATAATGTTGTTTCTCTTGCAAAGCAATTAGGTTACACACCAAAGTCAATTACTGCATCAAGAGCAACTGTTAACTTTAATGTAGTATTTTCAAACAATCCTCCTCCATATGTTGTTCTAAAGAAAGGAAGCGGATTTATTACAAATTATGATGATTCTACCTATCAATTTGTTGTACTAAACGATTATAGGGCAGAAGTTGCAAATAATATTGCAACTTTTGAAAATATTGAACTTGTTGAAGGAACGATGATCACTACTAGAACTTTAGTAGAGACAAGTTTAAAGAATCAAAGATTTTTTATTGACAATCCAAGTGCAGATGTGAACACCTTGCTTGTTAAAGTTTTTCAATCAGCACAGTCAAGTGCATTTGAAGAATATTTAAGAGCTGATAATATTCTAGACCCAACTGTTGAATCAAACAGTCCTGTGTATTTTATTAATGAAATTGAAGATTCTCGTTATGAAATTATATTTGGTGATGGCATCCTAGGCAGAAAGTTACAGAATAATGAAGTTGTTGAAATATCATACATCAAAACCAATGGTAAGGAAGTGAATGGAGCACGCACATTCCTCTTCAGCGGTGTCCTGGAAGACGATGGAGGCACTGTTGATGTACCATTCGTAGTGAATAACATCACAACGATTAGCAAGGCATCTGGGGGCGAGGATATTGAAGGTATTGACAAAATTAAATATCTTGCCCCAAAGTTTTTTTCTTCTCAGAATAGAGCAGTTACCAAAAGTGACTATGAAGTTATTGCTAGAAACATCTATCCAGCTACGAGTGACATTATTGTTTTTGGTGGCGAAGATCAAGAACCACCGCAATATGGAAAAGTTTTTCTAGCAATCAAACCATCGGATGCGTCGTTCTTATCAGCATACACAAAGAATGAGATTGTAAAGGCGCTTAAGAAGTATTCAGTTGGATCTGTTCGTCCTGTTCTTGTAGATCCATCAATTCTGTATGTTGAATTGACATCAGACATCTATTTTGATGGAACAAAGACTGAATTGCTTCCTCAGCAAATGGTTTCTAAAGTTACGAACTCTTTATTAGAATATCTCAAGACTTCTGCTACAGAAAAATTCAATGGGAAGTTTCGTTATTCTAAATTTGTTGCTGTGATCGATGAGTCTGATCAAGCAATCAAATCTAATTTGACATCAGTAACAATGAGGAAAGATTTTTATGCTCAATTAAATTCTTCGTCATATTATGAGATTTGTTATCAGAATGCATTTAAAGAAGATTGCGAAGAATCAGTTGTTTCATCTTCTGGATTTGTTGTCCTAGAATATCCAGAATACACTGTCTATTTGGAAGATAGAAGTGGTAAAATTGTCCTATATAGACTAGATTCAGTTACTGGCGAAAAAATTGTTTTAAACAATGCAGTTGGTGATGTTGATTACTTAAAAGGCGAAGTTAAACTTTATGATTTAACTATCATTCAAGGTAGTTTTTCTGATAATCGCATCGAACTGAGAACAAAACCAGCATCATATGATATTTCTGTGAAAAGAGAAGTTTATCTAGATGTTGACATTGCAAAGAGTAAATTTATCGGATATAAAGAGTAGTAGATGCCTAAGACTGCTAACCAGATTTCTCTTTTAATTGAGAATCAACTTGCATCATTTATCACAGACGAGTATGAGCTTTTTACAAAGTTCGTACAAAAATACTATGAGCAGCAAGAATTAAGGGGTCAACCTCTTGATATCATTACAAATCTTGAAACTTATAGAAATATTGATTTTTACGAGAAAGATATTCTCAATAAATTTACCAAGCTAACTCAGTTTTTACAGGACACCGATACTGTTATTAATGTAGAAACTACAAGTTCATTTCCTGATAGTGGATATTTGAAAATTGATGATGAAATTTGTTTTTACAAATCAAAAACAGAAACGCAATTTCTCGAAGTAAGTCGTGGCGTAAGTGGAAACACGACACTTGGAGATTTGTATACGAAGTCAATCTTTGTAACCACTCAATCAGATGACCATGTAAACGGATCATCTGTTTATAACATTAGTAATCTTTTTCTTTTTGCTCTTGTAAAGAGTTTTGAATCTCAATATCTTCCAGACTTCCCAATTTCATATCTGAATCAAGAAGTTGATCAAAGAACTCTAATCAAGAATATTGCAGATTTCTATCAATCAAAAGGCACTAGTAATTCTGTCAAATTCTTATTTAAGTGTTTAATTCAAAGTGATCCAGAACCAGTAGTATATTATCCAAGAGATAATACGCTAAAAGCATCAGAATCCACTTGGAGAAGAAATTATTCTATTAAAGCTAATATCTTTTCAGCAAATCCAGATGATTTAATTGGTAAACAAATCATCCAAGATTTGGAAGGCAATTATGCTTCAGCAACAGTTGACAATGTTCTATTCAATGGAACATACGATGGTATCGATTTATATGAACTGATTCTTGCTGAAGAAACTGTTAATGGATCTTTCTTAACTTCATCAAAGACATTTTTAACATCTGCTGTTTCTGCAAACTCTTCTGTAGTAGATGTCTTCTCTACGCTTGGTTGGGGAGAATCTGGTAAGTTTCGCATTGAAAATGAAACCTTTACATTT